TGTTCCAGTAATAAATATTAGAGCATCAAAAAATAATTTTTTGATTATCTTGTCAATATCACCTACTCTCTGTCTTAAATTCCATTTATATTGATCATCAATGGTTTTACCCATTCCTGTCTGTGCTCTATAAATTTTCTTTAATGTATCTTTGGATTCTTTTGCTACCTCAAAACTCTTTTTCTCCTTAGTTTGAAACATTTCCACGCCAGCAGCGGCACCAACACCTTTCACAGCATTAACAGCGGGGTCGATAAGATTTTTCTTTTCATCAACAAATATGGTATCCACTTGGTCTTTAATACCGGAATACAAATAACTGGCACTTTCCGCCATTCTCCCAACTGTACCCGCCATAGACCTAACAACACCAAGTTGCCCATCTGTTATCATATTGAGAGCGTCATATAGAGATCCACCGACAGGCCCGCCAAAAAACTTTCCCATATTGGTGGTCATCATATTAATTACCCCACCAACTTTATTAAATGTATTCTGAGATCCACCAATATGGGGACTATTTGGGCTTGTATTTGTGGATACTTGCTCCGATATCCTATCTTTAAACGACCTCTCTACCTTGGGGGTTTTGCTCCTAGACTCCTTTTCGGCCATGTCGGTTTGCTTGGATATATCCTCCGATACTTTAACAAATAAAGCCCTCAACTCATCAATACTATCAGCCATACCTTTTATTTCATCATCAGCCAAATTACTCGCAACAGCCTCTTTAATCATGGATTGTAGGTCAGTAATACGATTTTTATTTAACTGACCAGAGGCCATTTCTCTTTTGACAGTACCCTGAATTGCTTCTATAAGATCTCTTTTTGTAAAACTGGCCATATACTCTCCAAATAAAAAAGGAGATATAAGAATTTATCCTATATCTCCTTTAGATTGTTAATCCGTTCACCTTTGTGAAGTGGAGTTAAATACTATTATATTGATCTGTTTCCTTTTTCAAATCTCTCATAAGGAACCCTATTATGGCCTCACGCTCCCAATCTGGCATATTATTACTATCCATGATGGATATATTTGCTTTCCTTGCCAGGTAGTATTGAGATTCTACCAAGTATGGGATACTGGCACCCGATACTATCAGGTGCCTTAAAAGAAAAAACCAGTTATTGGTATATCCTCTTCCTTTCTAAATGTGCATTTAGTACCAGCCTTGCAAACAATCTCATGCTTAAACTTTATGCCATAATTATTCTTCTCATACCAACCATTTATCGGTTCATAAGATTCGGCACCAAGATTGTCAAGAAACTCTTTTCTATGCTCAATACTTATATCTTTTATCTCACCAACATTGGTCTCAAATTTAGTCATACCAAAAGCATACATATATGTGGCTACCTCTGACATCTTTTGATTGTCAGTAAGTTTCCCCATCTTTTCTACCAGTTCGATAGATTGCTTTTGATGCCCTCTTCTAATATAATCAAGATGTATAGTAAGTTTCGGGTTAATCTTTATCTTTCTATCCCCATTCTCTGGGTATGGAACCACTTTTAATTCATCCAAATTCACCATTTGGATAGATTCGGTTCCACACATAGGACATTTAATGTTGAACGTGTATTCAGAACCCTTCGATATTTTTCTGATAGCTATCAGCAAATCAAATCTATCTTGAAGGGTCAGGTCATCAACATTAAAACCCTCTGTTGTAACACACCCATTGATTATGTCGTCAAGTATCCTATCAACCACCGAAGGATCGTCGTCCCCCTCATACTGGAGAATGGCTTTCATCTGTCCAGTGGTTATAGGCTTAATTTTTACAATCTTTTTAGTTTCCAGTATAGTGTACTCATGATCATACTGGTTGAGTAATTGAACAAGTTTATTTCCAGACATATTTTACCGCTCCTTTATTTTTATACACTCTCATGATACTGATAAGCAAATGTCACATCAAAATACGCAATCTCTTTAGTTCCATAATCCAAGGTAAGAGCTCCTATACTGGTTGGCCAGGCCTGAACTAATCTATAAACCATAATAGGTGATCCTGTTCTATGTGATAAATGTTCGAGATATATATCAGACATATAACCGGTCGGATCTCCGTGTAAATTAGTTAAAGGATCATGAATCATCCTTTCCCAATTTACATAATCCATTCTTATAATGTCATCTGGGTCAACGTTATACGTAACAGTAAATTCCTGGAACTCTTGTGTAGTTCCGAGTTTGTATTTGTTACCCTGCCAATTAACTTCCGCTACTGGTATGGTGCTAGCGGGAAGACTTGACGCCTTAACCAGATATTTTCCGTACTCACCAATAGGACCATCAACATTAATATAAAATGTATACCCCCTGGCAAAGTCTCTGTTTTCTGCCATAAAATTATCTAAACTGAATCCTGCCATTTCAATCTCCTATTTAATGGCCTGGTGTTATCCAGGCCTTTATTTCACTTATGCGGAAAAATTATCAACTTGTGCGGCAGATTCCTCAAATGATGCCCCAGTTTTAAGTGCCACGAACTGGAGTACAATGAACTCTGCAACTCTTGTAGGTTTAATGAGTATGGTCGCCCATAGCTCATTCCTATCAATTCTTTCAGGTGTATTGTTTGTCTCATCACAAATCACTTTATAATCATACACACCTCTTCTAGCCTTTACATCTCTAAGAAATGGTTCTACCATTCTTGAAAGTTGAGATCTTGTGATCTCATCGTTAGGTTCAAATAAGAAATACTTGGATGCTGTACTGATAGCTTTTTCAAGAACTATAAACAATCTTCTAACGTTTACACGATTAAAAGCACTTGATTTATCAAGCATTGTTTTTTGTCCCCAGACAACCTTACCTTGTCCGGCAAAAGATACGATAGGATTTATACCATCTTTGTAGAGCATATCCCTATCACTCAACTTCGGGTTCCAGGCTAAACGTCTTACACCATTAATGATAGCTCTATTAAGACCAGCAGGTGCCCACCAAGGATCATTTACATCATCTGTATGTGCGTAGATACCGGCCACATGTCCGGATACAGGAATCCAACGATATTTTTTGTTATACTTATCGTATACTTCAATCCAGTTACCATACAAAGAAGCATATGAAGTATTCTCGTTGAGATTATCGGTAGCATATGCACCAATACCCTTACGCCATTCGGTAATATTCTCAACCTCATTCCCTCGGTTATTGACAACATGACTATACTCACAATCAACGATAGCCATACAATCCTTTCTCTTCTCACAAATCTCAATCATCTTGCGCTTTACTTCAAGTGGTTTATCACCATCGATCATAATATTAATATCAATCTCTTCACCATTCTCATAAAGTTTAAGAGCCTCAATTTGCTCAGATAGTAATAGATTACCCAAAACAGTGCCATCCGATCCCTGACCAAAATACTCATACTTCATATTAGAAGCTTTCCATGGTTGATCAACAATAAGATCATTGAGGTTTACACGGATGTAGTTTGACCCTTGATTAATAATAGTTGGAGCATATCTGGTTCTACCTTGACCATCAAGAGCTAAAGGATTGGTAGATACATTCCATACCTCAGCAATCGACCATGAATCCTCACCTTGCTCCATAACTTCAACAATAACAAGAAAATCTTTATCGGTTTCGAGTGGTGAGTCGGTAGCCATAACTGAAAAATAACATGCTTGATCAACTTGACCAGTCCATGATGGTTTTACAGTACCTTGAGCATTTGAATAAGGATACCATGCTTCTGCGTATACACCGGATGCAGGGGTTGTATTAAGTCTGTCATAGGTGGACTTGTTTACCATAGACACACGAATATTATTACCCCATGCGCCTCGGGACATCGCAATCAACCACATGTCAAAACTATCATCAACAACAACATCATCAGCAAACTCATCTGGGTCACCAGAGTAAGGATCACTCTGATTTCCAAGATCTTGGAGAGTTAGGGCTGGTGTGTAACTCCCGAAACTTCCAGATGCAGCCTTTGTTCCAGCAAATGTGGAATCTATCGGCATTACCCTTGTTACATATAATTTGTTACCATACTTGAGGAATCCTGCAGCGGAAAGTAAATCCTCATAGCAATAGGCGTTATTGGTAGGTTTACCAAATACTCGTATAAGTTCATCCTCGGAAGAAACGAACTCCTTCTTTTGTTCTGGGCCTTTATAGGTGTTACGAAGAAGCTCAACACCGATAGAGGTTGCAACAGCAGGTATAGTTGTAGAAAGATCAATTTCCTTGATATCTACTAGGGGCGAAAGATAGTACGCCATGGTTTACTCTCCTTAAGTATTTTGCCTATAAAAGAAACATTTTATAGGTCTTTATAGCCAGAGTCATTAAACAGACTCCATTTTATTTGACCAACAAATAAAGAACCTTTTGTATATATTATATTTATATAAACCCGCAGTTTTTACCCGTTAGTATATAACTCTCTCAACTTCTATTCGTGTGTAATTAAAATTTACACCACAACTTAAGTTTACCTGATCATCTCTTTGAGAAAGAGTGACCTCATTGAGTGATGTGGGATATATATTCAATATTTTTAATCCCATTACCCTATTATTCGAATTATCGTATATGTTCATAATGGCATCAACAAAATACTCATTTGTTGGTCTGCCATATCTTGTTATACCATCATCAATAAATGTTATCCATCTATACAACATCCACCAGTTACACCATCCACTATCTACAGAGAAATTAACATACCATGGCTCGTACACCAATCCAGATATGGCCATGGGAAACTTACCACCCTGCCAATCTTGCTCACTTGTGGCTAAGGTTATCGCCGGAACTATAGTGCTATGGATGTTTAGGGTAAAGATATCACTATCCCCCACAGACTTTGTTATCGGGAGAACAGGAAATATCAACTCATAGTTAGCTCCGGCTGATTTATTTAAGTTTATATGTGCCATTAATCCCCCACTCTCTCATATTTATATAATAACTTTATAGAGTCATCATACATAGCATCTTCCATATCTGATGGGGATACAACTCTTGGATACTTTTCCGCCGATAGTCCAATACTTTCGGTAGTTACAAATGCCGAATCATTTTTTGCTGATTTGTATTCTATAAAGGCATTTTTAATAATAGGATAATCCCATTTAGGTTTGAATAGATACCCCTCTACCCTAAAACTCATAGTCCATATAATGGTTCTGTAGTCACCCTCATCAAATGTTAGTGTTTCCTCTTTACTATTACCATCATACTGAACCTTTAAATCCAAAGGATATGCACCATCTTTTAAATCTCCAGGAATTATATCTAGTTCAGGGATGGTTAGACGTATATACAAGAAGTTGTCAAAGTATGGTAATACCGTTTCCATTATTTGAGTAATATCAACCATATACTCAGCGGCAATCTTTATCTCAAAGGTGTAGTCATAAGGCACCGGATGAAAAAATCTTTCTATATTATCATTCCTCTGAGTTCTAGTTCTTGCTCTATATTTTGCATTTACAGTTCTCTCTTGAGCTGGTTGACAGTTCAAAAGATTGCATGCCATCATCGGTAATATTCGTGCAAACTTCAAAGGGACGGATATATATTTGAGTAACTGACCAGTTTCATTATCATATCTACCAATAACAATTTCGTTAAACATATCAAGAAATTGCACAATAGTTTTGCGCATTACCTGATAATAAAACCTATCATTATCTTTTATATCCAGAGTATTTCTTGGCATTATATCTCCATCATACTATCAAAAGCATCCAAGGTATTAGTAACATATTGTCTTATCATTGTAATATATCCCAACATCTCATTTCTATACCTATCATCACCGATATCGCCAATAGTTCTTTCTAACTTATCAACACTTGTCATAATATCACCGATATTCCCCATAACACTGTTGGTATTTTCCTCATTCCCTATGAAGTTATCAATCTTTTTTATTACATCGTTAGGATCTTCCCCTATCTCAAATGATCTTCTCATATTATCGACCAAAGGCATCAATATCAGGATCTACAGGACAATTTTTCATAGGGCCTTCATCATCATAGTTGTATATACCATCCGATTCAGTCTGAGATTTGGCATTGTCCCCGTATAATGTCTCCATGCCTTCAAATTGCATGATATCCTGACCACTTGGTCCTGGAACAATATTTGAGAATGGATCATCTGGAAGACTTGTATGAACGACTCTATGCTCACTGGATTGCTCAGAGAACCTAAATGGTCTAAGAATGAGACTATAGGTGAATTTCTTGGCCATGAACACATCATCATCCTCGGATATACTTACAACCTCATAATTAAAGTTGTTCCAAAGAGTTTTAATTACATCTCCAACCCTTGGTTTTACAAATATATCAGGGCCAAAGGTGTCACTATATAGCATTGCCATATCACGC